AATAAATCCAATTTTAAGAAAGCCTAATTTAGAAACTCCTGACAAGTTCATTGAAAATTATGGCACCATGATTAACAATATACCTCTGGTAATACCTGCCCAAGATGATGACGTTTTGGAAGCAGCTATAAAGATCAGAATGAATTTCGTTCGAGAAAGTGACGAGAAGACTGTCGCAGAATTCGTTGATTTCTCACGGAAGCATATTGACTGTATGGATAGCATCAATCTCCAACCGTTGTCTAGAGAAGAACACCTAAAGAACGCGTATGGAGAGAAGAAAGCTAAGAAAATCATTGAAGACCATACACAACTGGGTGATGATGATATTTGGGCCAGCTTGTTTGTCAAGCTTGAGGCTTATTTGGGTAAGTCCCAAGAGAATTTTAAACCAAGAATGATATGGGCGCGAACTCCAAACATTCTCTATTGGTTCTCTAATTATTTCCATGATCTGGGGAATCAGTTGGGAAAGTTGTTCAATATAAACTCACCCGTGTATTATTCATCAAAAGCAAAACCTGTAGACCTAGGTCGGTATGCAGAAAAGATGGCCATGGGCGACAGCCTTTATGAGCTTGATGTCAGTAACTTTGATGGCTCTATTTCAAAGGAAATGCTGGAACTTGAAATGTATTTTCTCAAAAATAGAGTAATGGGAATGCCACCAGAGATCGAATTCCTGTATGACAACTGGACGAAGGTTTGGGGCAAAACCCATACTGGGTTGAGCGTCAAAATGGAGCATGGAAGGAGGTCTGGTGACCTCTGGACAGCCCAGTTCAATATGCTTTTGAATTACCTCATGTCAAGGTTTGTTGAACATAAATTCGGGGTTAAAATATTGCGGAAGATTGTGTTAGGAGACGATTCCGTGTGGTCAACAGATAAGCCACTCCCTGTTAATGACGTTATCAAATTGTATGCAGACCTTGGAATGACAGTTAAAATGTTTCATAGGGATTCTATTACTGACGTGGAGTTCTGCTCTGGGAGATTCTGGCCCAATGCTGGGAAACTGATATGGGGCAATAAACCATTTAAGGTGTTGTCAAAAATCGGTATGAATTATGGCAAACATGACCCTAAGTACCACAAA